GCTATCCCAACTCCTCACCGCCACCGCAAGATCGCCCTGCAGGCCGAGCGTCTGTTCCAGCCGCATGGACATGCAATCGCCCGGCGTCACGGCCACGATGGCCCCTGGCGTCGCCGGCGTGAAATTCAGCGTCCGTCCATCCACCCAGACATCAAACCCTTCCTGCTGCGCCAACCGCGTCAGCAGATCCCACTCCGTTGTCATCCGCGCATGCTGATCGAACGTTGTTCTCGCATGCTGGCTTTGGTAATTCCTGCCTACCGGCGTGGACGTCGGCGTCACATTTGCCGCCAGGCCATGCCGGGCTGCCAGCGTCGTGGCAATATCGCTTGCCGTCTGATTCTGAAATGTCTCCTGTGTCCTGGCTTCAATAAACAGCGCCGTCAGATCGCGCCCATCGACGCTGACTTCACCCAGAATAGGATCGATTTCAATGAAATCGGCCTGCCCCAACATCATATGTGCCCAGGCGCCATCAAGCCCAAACTGAATGCCTACCCCTAGCGGCCCGCTCGTCCATAACGCCGCCCCCGAGGCATCAAGTGCCATGCGTAGCCTGAACCTGTCCGCCGCCAAATGATTATTGCCGCTCACCTCCGCCTCGATCACGCCGCCCACGGCCACGCCGTTCACGGTCACCGCAACACCTGGCACGCGCGCATTACTGCTGGCCAATGCCGCCGCCCGCCGAAGGGTCCACGTCGGGAATGTTCAATGTCACCACGCCCTGCAGGAAGGGATCCAGAATGTTATTCAATGCCGCAATGCGCACCCATTGCGTCGCGTCGTCGAGATATACGGCAGCCAGTTGAAACAGGTTCCCGCCAGTCACCGTCACCACCTGCATCAGTTGCTTGCCTCCGCGACATTGGCTGCGGCCCGGTCGACAAAGCCCTGCGCGCACGCCAGTTGCGCCAACGTGCCCGAGGCGCTCACCGCGGTGGCGAGATCACTCGATCCAAGACCAACCTCGGCGCTCGCAATACCCTGCAATATCGTCCCTTGAACCGCGCTCAAACTCGTGCTGGCCGCAGCCGACGCCGCCGTTCCCAACGTCAGCGCGCCGGCGGCACTCGTCGCCGCAACAGCCGCTCCAACATCCACATACGCCCCCGCGTCTGCGAGATCGCTCGCGATTGCGCTGACAGCCGATATCACAATGGCTGCGTCGGACTGCGCTTCATCGACCAGAACCTTGCAGCGTATCCGGTACTCGATCCACCAGGGGCTGCGATACTCCAACCTGAGATCGGCGATCAGCACGCTGTAGGCGAACTCGTCCCAGGTCAGCGGCAGCACGCCGCCCGCGGCGCGCATCGCATCCAGCAGCCGCGCGCGGTCGCTCGCATCGCCGCCGGAAAAAACGCCTGACCACTCCAGGTCAGCGTCGTCACGCCCCATCGCATCGATAATGCGCGCGCCACCAGGCAGCTTGTGCACCGCCAGCGACTGGGCGCCGCCAAACAGCACCCGGCCAGGCACCTCGAAACCTTGGAGCGCAATCCCGCCAAGTTGCAGGACGACCATCATCCCCCCACCGTCGGCCCTGGAAGCAACGCATTGCGGCGCGGATCAAAACCTGTCGGACCCGCTGACGCACGGCCGGCCTCCCGGCTTAAAATCCGCGACATCCATCGCCCGACAAGTGCGCCATCGAGGAACACATCACCATGCGCCGCCGACGGTGCCTGCGAAGCGCGACCCGTTGGCGCATCCCCATTCCCTGTCGGAGACGGTTGCCCGGCAGCCGGGCCCTTCGACGCAGCAACGCTCGGATCGCTGACAGGCGCAAAAACCGGCGCACGATAAGCAACGCCCACTGCGTGAGCGCCCTCAGCGTCTCCACCCGCCGGCACCCCCAGGCCGCCTTCCGGCCCCGCAGGCCCCGCGCCGGCGGCCGCAAAATTCCCGCCGCGGCTGCCATAATCATCAAGCCGCAGCCCAACCAGACGCCCGCCACCCACACGCGCATCCGGCGGCATCACCGGCGCGCCACCACCGCGCACACCCGTCTCTTTCGCAACGGATGCGCTTGGCAAAACGGCGCCAGCATAGGCCGTCGTCGGCAGAGTCGCTGCCATGACATGCGATGTCACAAGCTGCAGCGGCGCGGAATGACCCGCCGACGCGGCCGGTTGCACATGCTCGACCCCTTCCGGCCGATGTTCCACCGACGGGCCCGAGCCACCCTCGCTGACCGGCGCACGCCCCCCGGCCAAATTCATGCCAGCAGCCGAAAGCACAGCCGGATCGGCCGGCTTTCGCTGACGCAGCGCGGTGCCAGACCCATCATCCTGGGCCGCACGCGCATCCCCACCGTGTTTCGGGGCCTTGGCAAGCGCCTCGGCAGCGCTGGAAGCCCTTGCAACCTGTGTCGACGGCTGCGCCACCGTCAAAGCGGCAAGACCCGCCTGCCGCAACCGCTCTACGGAAACCGAACCCGCGGTCACGGCACGCGCCACCGCATCCGCATCCTTCCGCGCCCTGGCAATGCCTTCAGAGACACCATCAGCAAGCGCCAGGGAGATGCCGATTTCAAAAGCCTCGATCATCGGCCGACGTCCCCAAGATCGCTCGTCAATCGGGCCACAAGGTGCGGCACGGCGGCTCGCCCTATCGCCTCCAGAACGCCCGTAGGCGGCCGGCCCGCCGCCCCAACCTCGCCCTCGCGCACGGCTGGCGATGTGCTGCCCACAAACACCCTGCCGTCACGCGCCATCACGCCGATCTCGCCAGGCAGCCCGCGCGCAACCAGGCCCGCCCGCATCGCCTCGGCCAACATCTCGCCGGCGGAAGCCAGGGCATCTTTCAGCCTCTCTTCCATCGTCCCTCCGCCCAATCATAGGCGAGCCCTTCGAAGCGGCCCATGGCAACAACCCACGCCTGCCTCTCATCCTCTGGCAGCGAAAACGCCACATCGAACGGCACCCCGTTCCTAACCAGGTAGAGCGAATCGACCAGATCGGGGTGCCAGCTCAGTTTCCCTGCCCGGCACTCCCCAAAACAGGGGCGGGCTCGACCGAAAATCCGCCGGCCACAGCAGCAATCCCCACATCCCCAAGGCGCGAGACCAGCGCCTCCACTTGCCCCTCGGTCACCGGCGGCGGCACCGGCACCCCGTCAATCGCGCACACCGACGCCGCCAGCATCGCCATGCCCAGATACGGCGCATTCTGCGCCAACTGCGGCCCAACCGCCTTGAACAGCCGCAACCTGTCGAGCGCGTTCATGCGCCGCAGCACCAACTCCCGCCCATCCGCATCACGCACCACCGTCTCCGCCAGCGACGCGGCGACAATCCTGCTGCTCGGCCGGTCCATCACATGCGCTGCCTTTGCGTCGCGAAAAACTCCAGCTTCTGCTTCACTGCCGCATCACCTTTCCAGCTGCCCGCATTGACCAGCTTGAAAACCACGCCGCTATACTGATAGGTCGATGTCGAACCATCCACCTCGGTCACGTACTGGTACACCGTGCCGGCAGGCAAAGAGCCCTGGTTCAGGAAAATCTGCTCGGCAGCCGCTATAAAATCATCCACCGCACTCGTGCCGCGCTCCACTTCGAAACTTCCCTCCCATCCCTTAGGAAGTTCCGCGCCCATCGGCACACCGTCCAGCCGGTCAAGCCGAACCGACTGGGTGATCTGCCGGCTCTCAAACCCCGTCACATATGTCAGATCGACGCGCCCCTGCGGCCCCATCACCACAAGCTGGCAATCGCGCCCGATCGAAAACGAATTGACCGGCATCTCTAAAACTCCGAAAACAGTTGAGGCCGCCCTGCACCATCAACTCCTCTCCCGCGCTTGCGGGAGCGGAAGGGGCCCAATCCCTCAGGACTGGAAGGTAATGGTCCAAACACGCAAAGGACCAAGAAAAAGTCGTTCTTTTTTGAAAAAAAGAACCAAAAAACTTTTGCACATTGGGCTTCGGCTCCGGCAACGCAGGCCCGATACCTATGCGCTTGGCAGCACCTGGCTCTGTACCACCACCGTCTGCCCGCCCTCGACATTCACGATGAACTTCTCATTGATGCCCTGGAACTGAACCTGCGCGTCGCTCTGCACATAGCCCAGGCTCGTCCGGCTCAGCGGATTGTTCGTCAAATCGCAGATCACGCTGAACGGCGGCGACCCATCCACGCTGCCAAGCACACCCTGGCTCAACAACCCCTGCAAATAACTCAGTTGCGTCGAGCGTATCTGCTGAAACAGGCTGGCATTGATCACCTGCCCGACAAACACCCCCATGCCCGCCGCCAAGGTCGCCGCGATATAGTTCGTCATGCGCGTATAATTGTCGCCGTTCGTCGCCGGGTTCGAACTCGTATTATGCCCGCAGCGAACCCCCCAATACGCGCCACCCGGCTGCGGATTGCTGACCACATCGATGCCGCTCTCGAACAGCACGGTAAGTTCGGCGTCACTGTAGGTCGATGTCTGCCCGCTACCCGGCA